TTGAAAACGATTCTCTCTCATCTGCACCACGAACAAGTTCGGCTGAGCCACTTCGCACCGCCCACCTTTTCGGCGCTCTAGGCCGAAGGCGAACCACTCAACATAACACTCACCCATAATGCGCACTAAGTGGATAGGTGCTTAGCCTTCATGAAAACCCATAGAACATAACAAGCAAAAAAATACTGAGGCCAGTGATACCAAACCCAGTTGTCAGGATGAACAAACAAAGCTAAGTAATCAATCATTGCGATAACCTCCTACAAGCAGCAATACCAACAAGAAAACACCCAAGAAGATAAACCCTTCATAAACATCATAAATCCATTCCATAATTAAATCAGGTGTGAACCTGCCAAAGATTAATTTCATACATGTTCCGCTTCCTCGAAGCGATTTTCGCAAGCTCAATATCACTTCTTGCGGCGAGCGGTCTAACTAGAGGCTGCCCATCTGAATAGCATTATTGTTCCCCAGATGCAGAAGCCCCAGAACAAAGCCCAAAGAATGTTTATCAACATTGCTATATCTGAACAGGAACGTTTTGCTGAAGAATGTCAGTTGGCTTTTCGCGTTGGCCGCAAGTGAAGATCCTTTCTGAATCTTCCCAAGTTACCCGATAGACACAATCCGAAAGAGCCTCGAACTGGTAGCCGATATCAACCAAATCTGTATGGTCGAAGCTGAAAAGTTTATCCGTGCCGTCGTAAACATCGATGTATATCTTGTAGAAAGTTAGGTCACGGTTTAACTCAGTGATTGGCCTCAAACTAGCTCCTGCTATTTGTTTTGCGTAACCAGTGACAAAAAAATCGTAACCATCTAAGGGACCAAAATCAGATTTAGACTTTTTCTTTGCTGGCTCTGCCGTTCCTTGTGCTGTTGGCGTGCCAGCTGGAATTTCAACGTTAACATTTTGCTGCTTTACTGGTTCCGGTGCTTTTTCGGATTCAGGCCACCACGCCATGATGTTGATAGGCAAACCAACACCCAAAAGCAAAGCGGTACCGATAACGGGCCATCGCTTCCAGAAAGGTCTAATGTCTTTGGCTTGCGCTTCTTGCACATGCTTGTTGGATTGAGAGTGACTTTTATAAAACGGAAAATACTCAGACTTGTAAGATCGTATCGAGGTATTAACCACCTCACCATTGCAACCATCTTGAACCTTTTTGGTGTATGAGTTGCTGGAACCCATTGCAGTATTTTTAGTGCAACGGTAAGTGACTTCAATCATATCTTTGATATCACGATGCACCTTGCGTATGTTCTGGGTCAGCAAGATGATATCGACACCATAGTGACGGTGTATCGAAAACCACTCAAGAATCGCAGCCGGAAGCCCACGAGATGGTAAGCTCATATGAGCCTCATCAACAATGTACAAAGGCCCCTGTCCTTTCTCATTTCGCCACTCATCGGAATAATCTTCAATCTGACTAAAAGGCCGACTTGTAGAGCCAAAATCCGTCAATCGACCATCAACTATCTTTATTAGGTCGCGCGCATCCTCGCCGAATATCTTTACGAACCAATCAACATTAAGCGTAATGTTGGTGATAACTTTACGCCCTTCCTTGATAGCCGGAATGATGTGATAGGCCACGGCCTCGTAAGTCTTACCGCCCCCTGGTCTACCTGCTATTGCATAAATCATGAGCCTAACCTCGTAAACGGAATAAGTTGAAGCATTAAGCGAACCGTGATTGCTGCAAGAATGATAGAAAGGCACTGAGGCAAACCAACCGCAGCCATAACCCAAGACACTGTTGGAGGGATTGAAGTCATATACTGACTCATATCGACAGGCGCAAAGAGCGCAAACACGCCAGAAAGCAGCATGTTAACCATCTCCATGACCTGCTCAACCGCCCAGAAAAATAAGTCCTTGAGCATGTTAAAAAGCGACACTAAAAGCTGATACAAAAAGACCAAAAGCTTATTAAATAAATCGACTAACCAATCCATATTAACCCCCAAAAATGATGCGACGTGCTGCAAAGATGGACGACATAATCAGAACAGCACGAACAAAACCGAAGACCCAATCAAAACTAATGTGCTCTTCAAAACTGAAGTCACCGAAGAACGGAACCGGAAGAACGAAAGATGGACGCTGAGCATTAGATAAATCTATGTTGCCGAATGAATTAACAAAGTCGTCAATCACATTGGTTTTTAGATCATTCAGTTGACCAGACACCAAACCGCCTAACCCATCTGGATAAGTAGATTCATAAAAGCCCGTACAATTGCCAGCCTCGATACAAGTACCACCCGTACCAGCGCCGGATGTATCAGTGTTGGCGATACCGTCCAGTGTTTCAGAAATACCAGCAACATCCTCAGCAATACCATCCATTGCGCCAGCAATTTGTTCAACGTCATTACCAACGCCGTTAATCGCATTGGTATTTTTATTTACTGCTGTTGTTATGTCAGCGTTGGCCTGTTGAATCAGAGACTTTGTTTTACGATAGATTTCATTGTCGTTAACTTGCTGCTTTTGAATGGCCTGCGTATTGGTGACAACTGAAGCATTAAGCGCAATGATTTGATTCTGAACGTCAGCACTTGCCTGATTAATGTCGATGTTCATCGCATTGAGCGCCTTGTTTACATCCTTATTCATTCCCGTTATTGCACTAACTACTGCCGTATCTGTCGATTCATCTGTTGGAGGGTCTTCCACATCAGGTTCATCTTCAGTCGTGCCTGGGTCAACAGTATTTGTTGAGTCATCAGGCAAAACGCTAGGGTCTTCGATGTCGCCGAATGTTGGGTCGTCTGGGTCGTGTGTTGGGTCAGTGACGTCGGGGTCGTCCGGTTGAGTAATTGGGGGATAATAAGGATCATTCGTATAGTCATCAGCAGAGCCAACACATTCATTTCCCGTGTAATAACTCTCTTTTACTAAGTCGCCACCGGACGCAAAATAAGATTGCTTAGCCTCGCACATTCTTGTTGTTTCACAGTAATAACGAGTGGTTGTTAGAGGTTGCCCATCTTCAGGAATGAAGCCAGGCGAAGGGGCATCTTTTGCTTTTAATTCTTCACATGTTTTAGGTGGTAACTCACAGTTACCTGATTCGTCATCCCTTACATATCCCTCGGGACAAGTAGCGTAGACAATCCGATATTTAACCTGATAAGTACCGTAATAATCAATATGGCTATCACAATATAAATATGTGCCGTCAGCATGAGTAAAAGTACATGGCTTTACGATATCAGAAAAACAGCCCTGAACGGCCCATTTGGCACCCAATGCCTCCAAGGTGCCAGCTTGAATATTACCTTGACTACAGTTATCAGTAGAGTTGACTCGATAAAATTTATCTTCATCAGAAAAAGCACTAAACGAAACACTCAAAAGTATCACCAGTGCCGCAATGCTTTGTTTAATACTCATGTATAAACCTCATTAAAAAAGGGGGCCGAAGCCCCCTATCCTCTAAAGTTTTGAGAGGCCACAAATCCAGCCATGCCACCCAAAAGCACAAAGACGATGAGAATGACATCGTGAAGAATGGCCAACATAAACTTAAGCCTTATTCACAGCACGCTTAGCAAGAGTGATGGATTTAAGAGCCATAGCGATACCAACAATTAGCAAGCCAGCCGCACCGATTTTGGTCGCAACGCCAGCAAGGTCGATTGCACTGAATGGGTCAGCACCTGCCTCACTTGCGAAAGCAGCACCAGAGAAAGCAGCCACAGCAACAGTAGCAGCACCACGTTTTGCGAATTTCTTCGCTTGATTGATGTATTTCATAAGTACCTCAGAGAGTTTTGATTAAACGTAAAGCCATCTTGATGGCATAGGTAGAAATGAAGCCCCCAAAGAACACCAAGGAAAAACCAAGGCCGAACATTTGAGTGGCTTCAGGGCCAGTAACCTGAGTGAAATCCATCAGCGAACCGTATTCTTGAGCCGTAACCATGACGTAACCGCTACAAGAAGCAGCATCAACCTCAGGAACGACAGCAATGAAACCGTCAGCGTTTGGAAGTGCGCACACAGGCATAATTAAAAACCTTACTTAGCTTTGTCAGAGACAGGATTGTCGAACAGGCTGCGAATCACTTTGAAGTCACAAACCAAGTTGCGGCGAGGGTCTTCTGGGTCAGGTTCGTACTCGAACTCAACAAGAGCCGGACACATCGTTGTTTCGAATTTAGCGAGAAGTGCATCGTTTGGCGCAAATGGAACCTCGACAGATTCAATACCAAACGCAATTTGAGAGCCGTTTTCGTTTTCCCAAGGCTTGAGTGCCTTACCAGCAAACAAACGACCAATTTCATATTTTTTACCAGATTGCTTACCAACGCCTTTTGAGTAAGTGCCACCTGTTAGAACGTAACGAACAGCCATGCTAATTCTCCATTATCTCTTTGATTATGTGTTTGTATGTATCAGGCAAGTTGAGCAAATCGCCCTGCGTATCCTCAGATATGAGCAACCCGAAAACTTTCTCCAAGTCACCATCCAAGTACTTAGCAATATCCGCTAACGTGCGGCCAACTTGACGACGAGCCCAACGAATGCGCCCGTGCATATCGAGCGCAACTTGTTTCTTTTTTGTAACCACCTTTACTGGAGAGCTGGATACGATAGATGCGCTATACGCACAAATTCCGGCGAAGTAACCGCTGATATTGAGAAGCACATCGATTGGCATCTCCTTCAGCTCACACTCACTTCTAAACCAAAACATATCGAGCCCAAGCTGAGCAGCCTTGTTATAAATACGCCAGTAAATACGAGATTTGCGGTTGCCAACCTCGAATGATTCATTGATAACCTTGCCGGAAGGTTCAGCGAAATAACGCTCACCTGCACTAGGGCCGCAACCCCTATCAGATGTGCGAAACGCATTATCGGCATAGGCTTTTTTTGCATACTCACGACCGAACAGACCGTGGAAGTCATCGACTGCAAGGTCGATTCGAGATAGACGGTTACAGTCGAGAAGTTCTAACCACCAATGCAAACGGAATGCACTTGTGTGCTCAAAAACGTGTTTGCACCCTAGCCCCTCAATTTGGAAATAACAGGTTCCACGGTTGCCACCCAAAGCAACAAATCCAACGTGCTTGTTAGAGTGTTTGGTCATCAAGTGACATGAATCCTCGTAACCGTATAACCCCTTACCACGCCAAGGCGACATTCGAAGGCCAAGAACGTGCAAGCAAAAAACCTCCAAACGTTCCATCATTGCAACGTTCCATTGCTGTTTGTATCGCTCGATTAACTTTTCTTTTTGCTCAGGAGTTTTAGCCATGCGGTAATTTGGCTTAGGGATTGGAGCCCAGATAGCAGAAGAAAGATCTGACTTGTGAGCGTGACGCAAAGATGAGTAAGGGATTGTCCAAGACAGGTAATCAACAAAAACAAAAGGACTCGCCTCAGTATCGATTTCCAATTCTTCAGGGGTGAATACTTGTTTTTTCATGTTCTCTGAAAACCTGTCAAGAGTAAATTTATTGCATATCTTGGGTAAATATTTTTACCTTGTCAAGATACTGTATGAAAAAACACTCCTTATAATGAGAAAAAACATGGACTCAATAAGGGGTTTAACATGCTAAATGAGAACATTAAGAGACTCCGAGAGGAAAAAGGAGTCACTCAGCTTGAAATGGCTAAATCTGTCGGAGCATCGGCAAAAACCGTTATGAACTGGGAATCAGGCAAGACTGAGCCAAAAGCATCAGAGCTAGTTTTAATAGCTAAAAGACTTGGGGTATCAGTTAATGAAGTACTTGGAAGAGAACAGAATCCGCACGAAAGACTGATAGAGAAAATTAGTTCAGCGATTGGAGATTTCAACGACGCGGAGATCGAATCACTGTCGATAATGGTCGAAGGTTTGTATTTGAGGAATCAAAGCAACAGAGCTAGAAATAATTTCTCCTCAGATAAGACTCGCTAACGCTCAAACACTGGCGCGCTACGCTTGCGAATACACGGAGAACACTGATGGTTCAGTGGAATTTACCCCCGTAATACTAGACGGGGGTTTAGCTCCGCTTTTAGGTCCCTCCCGCAAAGCGGGCCCCTCCCAAAATGCTCGCTCAAACGATCGTTAGCAAGCGGCATGTTAAAAAATGACATACCGGAAAGGGTTGGTATGTGATTTCTGTAGTGCAGCATTATGTGTGTTATGTTACGGGCTATCACTTGAAAACGATTCTCTCTCATCTGCACCACGAACAAGTTCGGCTGAGCCACTTCGCACCGCCCACCTTTTCGGCGCTCTAGGCCGAAGGCGAACCACTCAACATAACACTCACCCATAAT